GCTATGAAGAAGTTGGAACTCGAAAAGCAAAGAGCCTATGCAGAAATTGAAGCACTAAAAATAACTGAAGAACAAAAAATTGCTTTAAGATTAGCTTATGATCAATCTTATAATTTACAAAAAACAGCAATTGAAGCACAGTTAGATTCTGATAAAAAAGCTAGGGATGAGAAAACTCACGCTGAGAATGTAGCTATGTTCCAAGCAGAACAATTAATGAATCAAAGATCATTAGATGGACTTATAGCAATAGCAGGAGCAGAAAGCAAATTAGGAAAAGCATCCTTAATAGCGAAACAAGCAATGGCAGCAAAGGAACTTTTAATTGATATGGGAGTTCTACAAAGCAAAGCCACAAAGGCATCTTTAGAAGCAGGATTAGAGGCAGCAGTAGCAAGTTCAGCAGTCGGAACAGGAGCAGCTAAAACTGCAGCATCGGGTTTCCCTATTGCAATACCTCTTTTGGTTTCTTACGGTATTACTGCAGCAGGAATTATTGCTAATGTAATTAAAACAGTTAAAGGGACTAAAAAAGTAGCAGCAGAAGTAGGAGGAAAATCATCAACAATGCCTACAATAACAAGTCCAAGATCAACAGTAGGAGCAGAATCACAAGCACCTGCATTTAATGTAGTAGGAACAAGTGGGGCAAGTCAGATCGCTGATATAATGGGATCACAACCACCCGTAAAGGCTTTTGTAGTTTCTAGTGATGTAACAACTGCACAAGGTTTGGAAAGGAATATAATAGAATCAGCGACATTATAAAAACAAAACTTAAAATTTTAATCGTTATATACATATGAAAATTGTAGAATTAGTTCTTGATGATAATGAGGAAAGTGGTATAGAAGCCATAAGTATAGTTGAATCTCCTGCTATTGAATCAGATTTTGTAGCCTTAAAGTCAGATGAAATAAAACTTGCAGAAGTTGATAAGGAAAAGAAAATTTTAATGGGTGCTTTGCTGATTCCAAATAAGCCTATATACAGAAAAACAGAAGGAGATGAGTATTATATATATTTTTCAAGAGATACTGTCTTAAAAGCCTCTCAAAGATACTTAACAAACGGATATCAAAGTAATTCAACATTAGAGCATTCTGATAACCTACAAGGGTTGACATTAGTTGAAAGTTGGATAGTTGAAGATGAGGTTCAAGATAAATCAAGAAAGTATGATATGAATGTTCCTGTCGGAACTTGGATGGGAACTGTTAAAGTAGAGAATGATGAAGTTTGGAATCAATATGTTAAGACAGGAAAAGTAAAAGGTTTCAGTATTGAAGGATTTTTTGCTGATAAGATAGAGAAGCCAAAATTAAGTCTAGAACAAATAGAGGAAGAAGAAGGTGCTGAAATGTTATCTATGATTAGAGGCATTGTAAAAGATGACAAAATAGAAATGGAATCTTATTCAGACTACCCATCAGCAGTAAAGAATAATGCTAAAAGAGGAATTGAATTAAACAAAAAAGTAAATAATAAGTGTGCTACTGATGTAGGTAAAATTAGAGCACAACAATTAGCAAAGGGAAAGCCTGTTTCATTAACTACAATAAAAAGGATGTACTCTTATTTAAGTAGAGCAGAAGAGTATTATAATCCATCAGACACAAAGGCTTGTGGGACTATCTCTTATTTGCTTTGGGGAGGTAAATCTGCAAAGGCTTGGTCATTAAGAAAACTTAAAGAACTAAAAGCAATATAATGCAGGGTATTGATAGAAAAAATTATATACCCAATCCTACATCTCCAAGAGGTGGAAGAAGAGCGTGTTTGTGTCCCGATAACACCTACTCAATAAAATGTTGTGATGGTGATAATTGGGCTCAAGGAATAGGTGTTATTACAGGAGTAGAAGGCAATTTTTTAGCAAAAGAAGATGATGATTTGATTCTTCAAGAAGATAACAATAAAATTATAGTATAATGGCAAATTCAAAAATATCTGCTTTACCAATAGCGACTGCATTACAAGGTGATGAGGCATTTGCGTTGGTTCAAAGTGGTACAACTAAAAGAACTACGTTAAGCGATATAGACAATTATGTCATTGCAACACACGTAACGGTTGCAGATGGTACTACTGTGAATTTATCAGATAGTACTTATACTAGTTCTACTTTAATAAAGTTAACATTTACTGCAACAGGAGGAGTAGAGAATGCAACGGTTAATTTGCCTAATGCGAATGGAACAAACACAAACAGATTAATAAGATTTATCTCTGACACAACATTTACATCTAATACTAGGGTTAGTTTAACTCCTACAAATGGAGCAACCATAGATGGTTCATCTTCTGCTTATATTATCAATAAAGAATACGAAGGTGTTCAGTTGTGGAGCGATGGAACAGAGTGGTTCATAGTTCAAAAGAAAGCGTGAAAATGCAAAATAAATTTTAATAAACGTTATATCAATATGAAATCAAATGAAGTTTTAAACCAAATCAAAACAGTTTTGGGAATGGAAGTTAATCTTGAAGAGAATATCAAAGAGGTAAAACTTGAAAGCCTAAAATTAGAAAATGGTACAATTTTAGAAGCAGAATCTTTTGAAAAAGGGAAAGACGTTTTTATTGTTACCGAAGATGAAAAGGTGGCACTTCCTGTTGGTGAGTATACGTTGGAAGATTCAAGAATGTTGTTAGTTGAAGCTGAAGGCAAAATTGCTGATCTAAGAGAAGTGGGTGATGAAGTTCCCGAAGAAACAGAGGATTTAGTTGAAGAAGATTTATCAGAAAAAGTTGAGGAAACTAAAGAAACTGAATTAGAAGAAGAAGCAGATGTTGCTGATTGGCAGGGGATGGAAAAAAGAATTAAAAATCTTGAGGACGCTATTGCGGATTTAAAAGCTGACAAAGTGGAAGCTAGTAAGGTAGAAGAAGAAGTTAAAAAAGAAGTTGAACAAAAACTTTCTACTGAACCTGCAGCGAAAGCTATTAAGCATAATCCCGAAGGTGAATCAAGTAAACAAGTAAAAATGCACATCTCTCCAAAAAGAGCGATGAGTACAAGAGATAGAGTTTTTCAAAAAATATCAAATTTAAAATAAAATGGCTGTAAATATAACAAGCACTTATGCAGGAGAATTCGCAGGGGAATACATCTCTGCTGCTCTTCTAAGCGGTAACACTATTGCGAATGGTGGAATCGAAGTAAAACCAAACATTAAATACAAAGAGGTTATCAAAAAGGTAGCAACAAGTGGTTTGGTAGTAGATGCAACTTGTGATTTCACAAGTGCAGGATCAGTTACTTTAACTGAGAGGATTATTCAACCCGAGTACTTCCAAGTAAATCAAGAAATGTGTCTTACACCATTTCAATCAGATTGGGAAGCTGCTCAAATGGGATATTCTGCGTTTGATCAATTACCTCCTAAGTTTTCTGATTTTATTATCGGACAATTTGCTTCTGAGGTAGCTGCTAAAACAGAATCTAACATTTGGAGTGGAACAAACGCTACAACAGGAGAGTTTGATGGTTTTGTAACACTTATGACTGCTGACGCTGATGTTATTGATGTTGCTGCAGGTGCAGTTGTTGTCGGGAACGTAGTTACAGAGATGCAAAAAATAGTTGATGCAATTCCTGCCACTTTATTTGGTAAGGAAGATTTGCACATATATGTATCACAGAACATCGCAAAGGCTTATGTTGGAGCAATGGGAGCATTGGGAAGTGGTATTGATAACAGAGGAGCGTTATGGTTTCAGAATGGCGCACCTTTATCATTTGGTGGTATTCCATTGTTTGTTGCTAACGGATTAGGAGATAATCAAGCAGTTGCTGCTGAGAAATCTAATCTGTATTTCGGAACATCTTTACTTAGCGATCAGAACGAAGTTAAGTTGCTAGATATGAGAGATTTGGATGGCTCACAAAATGTGAGACTTATAATGCGATTTGCTGCTGCAGTTCAATACGGAATTGGTTCTGACATCGTACTTTACTCGTAATTAATTTAAAACCATAAAAGAGGGTAGGTGGTAAAGTCTATCTACCCTTTTTTATTAAACAAAAAAAAATATGGCTTGTAACGTAACATCGGGAAGAGTACTTCCTTGTAAGAGTGCCTTCGGAGGAATTAAATCAGTATTTTTTGCAGATTTCCCCGTAGAAGCAACATTTGAAACATCAGATGCTGCAACAATGAATGAAGTAACAGGATTCACAGGAAGTCCTGTTTGGTATCAGTATGAAGTAAAAGGTAATTCTAGTTTAGAAACTACAATAACAAGTAGTAGAGAAAACGGAACAACTTTTTATACTCAAACTTTGAATTTAACATTAACGTATTTAGATAATTTAACTAAGAATCAAGTTCAATTAATAGCAGCAGGGAGACCCGTTGTTGTTGTTGAAGATTATTATGGTCATCTGTTCCTTTGTGGATATGAGAACGGAATGGATGCTAGTTCGGGAACTATTACAACAGGAGCAGCTGCAGGTGATTTAAGTGGCTTTACTCTCGTATTAGAAGGAATGGAAGAAGATGCACCTTATTTTGTGCAGTCAACTGCAGGAATTACTGCTGCAGCTAGTCCAATTAATCCTACTCCTGCTTCTTAATTAATATTTATTAAATTAAAAGAGCATCCCTTTTTATAGGGGGTGCTTTTTTTTTGCTTAAATCATATTTCACTTTTAAATAAAAATCAATGAACGAATTGCACAATCAAATACAAAAATTAGAATCTCAACTTACAGGAAATATGTTTACTGATATGGAAATAAAAGACAAGATTCATAATTTAAAAATGAAAATAAATGGTTCTAAACCTAGTTCTTCTGAGATTGATTGTGTTGGTTGTGGATCATAAAACAAAACTCATTCTTTTTTGCGTTATATAGATATGATTCTAGTAACGACATCAGCGACTGCACAAACATTTAATGTAATACCTCGTGATTACAGTTTAACAACCTTTACAATGATTATAAGAGATGATTCAACAAACGTAAGTGTAAGCTACGATATTACAGGAGCAAGTGTTTCGGGTAATTATGTAACCTTTCAAAATACCTTTTCCCCTGTTTTGGTTTCAAATCATTTTTATGATTTTAAATTGGTTTCGGGAACAGATATTATTTTTAAAGATAGAATGTTCTGCACAGATCAAACAGTTAATCAAATCAACAATGATTACTATAAATTAAACGAGGGAGAATTTACCTCTGACGATTCTTACAACAATGAATACATAGTAATATGAAAAGAAATAAAAACTTACCAAAAGGGGTTTCAATAAATGGATCTACTTTTGGTGTTGTTAATCTAAGCACATACACAAGTCCCGAAATAGTAGAGGTGACAAATAAGAGTTGGGTTGCTTATGGACAAGATAACAATTACTTTCAATATCTAATAGACAGATACAATGGAAGTCCGACAAATAACGCTGCTATCAATGGAATAAGTCAAGCAATTTATGGCAAGGGATTAGGTGCAACGGATGCAAGTGATAAACCCGATGAGTATGCTCAGATGGTTTCTTTGTTTCACAAGGACTGTGTTATGAAGGTTTGTTACGATCTAAAATTGATGGGACAAGCAGCAATACAAGTTATTTATTCTAAGGATAGATCGAAGATTGTTGAGTTAACCCATATGCCTGTTGAGACTTTAAGGGCAGAGAAGGCAAACGATGAAGGTGAAATTCCTGCTTACTATTACTATAAAGATTGGACAAAAATAAAACCAAGTGACAATCCTTTAAGGATTCCTGCATTTGGTATGTCAAAAGAAGGAATTGAAATCTATTACATTAAACCTTACAGAGCAGGTTTTTATTATTATAGTCCCGTAGACTATCAAGGAGGAATACAATATGCTCAATTAGAGGAAGAGATAAGCAATTTTCATATTAATAATATTATGAATGGGTTGTCTCCAAATATGTTAATTAATTTTAACAACGGAACTCCTAATCAAGAAGAAAGAGAATTATTAGAAAGTAAGATTGCTGCTAAGTTTTCGGGATCAAGTAATGCGGGTAAATTTATATTAGCATTTAATGATAACGCTGAAAGCAAGGCAGATGTAACTCCTATACAAATATCAGATGCTCATAATCAGTATGAGTTTTTATCTAGTGAATCAACTCAAAAAATAATGGTTGCTCATAGAATTGTCTCTCCTATGTTATTGGGAATTAAGGACGGTTCGGGTTTAGGTAATAACGCAGAAGAAATTAAGACTGCATCTTTATTGATGGACAATACTGTTATAAGACCTTTTCAAGAACTTTTAATTGATTGTTTTGATAAACTACTAGCGTATAACAATATTGCCTTAAATCTATATTTTATTACGTTACAACCACTAGAGTTTACAGAGGTTGATACGTCAATTCAAAGTAAAGAAGATATAGAAGAAGAAACAGGAATACAGATGTCATTAAAAAAGATAGACAACAAAACTGTTTACGAAACAAAAGAAGAAGCTATTGCTGAAGCTGAAAAGATGGGTTGTGAAGGTTATCACGAACACGAAGAAGATGGAATTATTTACTATATGCCTTGCGAGACACACGATGAAGCATTAGATGAATTTTTATCTTTAGGAGAAAGTGAAGATGAACTTTTAGAAAAATATGACTTAATAGATGTTTCGGAAGTTGATTATGATAATGATGATGAATTTGATTCTAAAATAGAAGAACTAAATAAGCCATCTTTATTAAAGAAAATAACAAACCTAGTAAGTACGGGTAGAGCAATGCCTTGGGCAAGGGATTCAGAACAAGATGGAGGAACTAAGCAAGATGAGGATTTGACTTTTTTAGTTCGTTATCAATACGCACCTTTAAAAGTGCAATCTGATTCTAGAAAGTTTTGTGATAAAATGGTTGCAGCTAAAAAAATATATCGAAAAGAAGATATTGTTGCTTTATCTAATAAGCCTGTAAATGCAGGTTTTGGAGTAGGTGGTTCAGCTACTTATTCCATTTGGTTATATAAAGGTGGAGCAAGGTGTCATCACAAGTGGTTTAGAAAGACATATATGCTCACAGAGGGAGTTAAAAAGAGAACTGAGGTAACTACAAAGGAAGCTAGGTCAAAAGGCTTTAGAGCTCCTGTAAATGAGCAATTAGTTCCTGTCGCTCCTATCGATATGAAGTATGAAGGTTACACCAAAGCCTATTGGGATAAGATGGGATTTAAACGTAAATAAAAATGGCAACAGTATTATTCATAAATAGGACAGATGTAGTTCGCAATTCTATTCTCGATGGGAATGTGGATACAGATAAATTTATTCAGTTCATTAAGATTAGTCAGCAAATAAATATTCAAAATTATTTAGGAACAAAACTCTATGATAAGTTTACAACAATAGTTGGAAATGGTGACATAGATACTGCTCCTTATTCTGATTACAAGACACTTTTAAACGAATACATTCAGCCAATGCTGATTTGGTTTGCACAGGTAGATTACCTTCCATTTGCTGCTTACCAAGTGAAAAACGGAGGGGTATTTAAACACACCTCAGAGAACGCTGAGACAGTTAATAAAACAGAAGTGGACTATCTAGTAGAAAAGGCAAGAACGCACGCTGAATGGTACTCTAGAAGGTTTATAGACTATATGTGTTTTAACGAGAATTTATTTCCCGAATACACATCAAATGTAAACGATGATATTAATCCAAGTTCTGACGCAACATTTAATGGATGGGTACTTTGAATTACAAACCAAAAGAAGATAATATTAAGAAGTTAAAAAAGTTTTTATTGAAACTAAAAAAGAATGGCAGTATTAACGAATAAATCAATTGCATCAACGTATAAGAGTGTTCTTTCAATTGGTGCAACTACTGAAAGTGCTTTAACATCAAGTATCCAACAATTAACCGATGGATTAGGCAATGGATCACCTTTGTCAATGAGTACAACTCAGATTCAATTCAATGCAGGTTCTAATACTTTTAAATTTCCTACTACAAGAGGAACAAGTGGACAGATTTTAAAACTAGCAGATGCAAACGGAACTTTAGGTTGGGTTGCTGATGCAAGTGGAGATGTTACAAAAACAGACCCAATTGCTTTAAATACTATTGCAGTATGGAATGATAATGTAGATGAGTTAAGGAGTGACACAACAATGTCTATTAATGCAAG